AATGAATGAAGAAGGTTACGACCATCTAAGAGATATGGGAAGGGTAAGACCTTCTAAGGATAAGAAGGATGCAACTACTATGCCTAGAAGTTACAAACCATCTTCTCCTAGAAAGGGTAAATCTGCACTAGAGATAGTGAAAAAATCTATTACCGACAAATATGGAAAAGGTGCCATTATGAATTTAAAAAAAGAAGGGACTGCCTACGGCATCTATAAAGGTGACGGTAAGATGAAGATTGGTGCAAAGAAAAAAGAAGATAAGAATAAGCAAGAAGTAAAGGCAGTGCCTGCTGATACTATGGAAGGTATGTATGATGTAGATCCTAAGACTGGTGAGTCACCTGTAGCAGCTTCAGTTAGAAAAGGAAATAAAAAGTCAGGTGATAAAAGACTTAGACATTTTGCTAAACTTGCAAAGAAAATGGTGGGTGAGGAGACTCTTACTGAGAGACAAAAGGATAGTGACAATCAAAGATTGAGTCTAGAGCGTGGTCGCTCTAACTATGGTAAGGCATCTATCAGAAACATGAGAGCATCAGGCACAGGTGGCAATGCTGCTGACCCTGCTGAAAGACTTGTAGCAATGGACGCAAGACATAAAGCACACAAAGAGAAACGTGGTGTGAAGACTAAGGGTATGAAAGAAGAGGTGTATACAGGACCTAAAAAAGGTGACTTAAAAGGATATGGATCTAAAGCATTCAAAGAATATGAGAAGAATATGGATCCTAAAAAACGTCAAGCACTCAAAGACAAGGCAACTAAAGGTATGAAGTTTACTCACGAAAGTGTTGGTCGTGCTGTAGCAGATACTGTTATTAATGACAAGAAAGTTAAGAGTGAAATTGGAGGAGTTGTAAGTGATGCAATTAGGAGTAAAAGAAATACTATTAGAAAGATTCGTAGAGAAAAACCTCTACCTCCTACAAATGAAGCAAAGGACACTTCAGCAATGAAAAAATTTCTTGATGATAAAGCAAAGAAATTAGAGAAGAAAAGAAATTCACAATCTGATGCTGCTAAAAACAATCCTCATTTTGATAGCACATCTTCTATGCCTAGAAGTAAAGTATATGCAGGTCTACAACTAAGTGGTGACCCTAGACTTGGTAAACTCTTAGAAGGTCTAACAGCAAAACAGCGTTTTAAAAGAGACGCAGGTGCTATCGCTAAGAAAAAGATGAGACAGAAAGAGCATAACAAATATGTTAATTTCTTAGATGTTGATGAAGCATTACATCCTAATGTAGCAAGAAATGATGCTATTAATAAGGCAAATGCTATGAAGCGTGCAAAGGAGAGGGAAGCATCTAAACCTTCTGCTGATGTAATTGCTGCTAGAAAGCGTCAGTATAAAGGTGGTAGTGACTATACTGCTGCTGATAGAAAGAAAGTTATTCAGTCTTATAAGAAAGAAGAGACTATCTTAGAAACACCAAAGGGTGACGCAGGAAAAGACACACCAACTAAACAGGCAGATAGAGCTGCTCGTAGTTATGGTAGTGGTTACGGTGCAAAGTATAATGCTCCTGCTCGTAAGACTATCCATAAGATGAAGAGAGGAGTCAAGAAGTATAAGGGTGAGAAGGAAAATAATGATGGGTCTACAAAGATGACCAACTTCATTGATGATAGAAAGTCTCACTTCCATACACAAGGTAAGTCTTATGATGAGCCTTCAAGGAAGAAGATGAAGAAAGAAGAAGTTGCAATTTCTGAAAAAATAAAGTATGATAGTAAAGGATCTTCTATGGATTACTTCCTAGGCAAAGATCCAAAGAAGACAAAATACTATAAAGATAATAAGAAAAAGAATGAATCTAAATCATCTTGCGAATGCAAGCATGAGTCATTCTCCGATTTCTTAAAGGAAGGTAACGCCACTGCTCGTATGCTTCATAAGTCAAAAACTCAGGTCACAGGGCACATCAGTGCTGACAGGGGGTCTGACGAAAAAAAGAATCAATCCAAGCGTAAAGGCTTGGAAAAAGATCTGAAGAAGCATGGGATCGGACACAAAAAAGGTGTAGGTGAATACAAGTATGACAGTGGAGAAACTGGTCGCGAAGTGTCCTATCAGACCTCAAAACCTGATAAGATGTCTAAACGTCGTTTTGGAAAAGTCATGCGACGTCTAGGACGTAAGCATGGACAAGAGTCTGTGATTACTAAAGACAAGGATAAACCCGCAAAGTTACATACTACCGAGAAAGGAAGTAAGCAAAAGTCTGAGACTATAGGTAAGTCTAAGGCAGGCAAACACCCTCAGGGTTATGGAGAAACTTCTGGCACCAAAGTCAGGAGTGCTAAATTACCTAAGAAAACTAACAAACCATCTTATCACTATGGCTAAACACAAGACCGATAAAAACGGATACGGAGTTTGGTATTGTATGTATTGTGGATTCACTGCACCGCAAGGGCATTGGAGACCTAAGACATATATTGAGAAACACGAAGAGCATTGTCCTAAAAGACCATCATGAAAACATTCCAAGAATTTCACGAATCTGCTTGGCAGAGAAAAGAAGGCAAAAATAAGACAGGCGGTCTGAATGAAAAAGGACGCAAATCTTATGAGCGTGAAAATCCTGGTAGCGATCTGAAGGCACCACAACCTGGTGGAGGACCTAGAAAGAGATCATTCTGTGCAAGAATGGGTGGAGTAAAAGGACCTATGAAAGACGAGAAAGGTCGTCCAACCCGTAAAGCACTCGCACTTAGAAAATGGAAGTGCTAGTATAAATAAGTATAAAGACTTATTATATGAAATTCCTTAATACCTTCTTGTTGGGTATATCGGTAACAATATTAGATACCCTATACAAGGGAAGACATTTTGAAAGATTTTGGGTGCTAGAGGAGATTGCTCGGGCACCCTATTTTGCTTTTATAAGCGTATTACATTTACGAGAGTCATTAGGTCTGAGAGGACAAGTGCATACTGATCTTATGAAAGAGCACTTTGCACAGACTCTAAATGAGACAGAGCATCTAGAAGAGATGGAAAAGAGGGGAGGTAATAAGTATTGGATAGATAGATTCTTCGCACGTCATCTAGTATTACTATACTATTGGATCAATGTAGCATACTATTTGTTTGATCCCATAAATGCATATGATCTTTCCGAGAAAATAGAGTGGCATGCAGCAGATACATACTCTAAATACTTAGAAGAATTTCCACAGGATGAAAAAATTTCTGCTATAATGCAGGATGAGATTCATCATGCTCAGGAATTATCTGAAGCCATACGTCTTATAACATGAAGTCACAGTTTATCCTATTTGCATGTTTCTTACCACTTGCTGCGATATACATAGTGATGAAATTTGCTGTATGGATGAGTGCCGTAAACAACGAAACGATCTATGTTAGCAAAGAACGGTTTAGAAAGCGAGGACCCTATGTGGAGAATCCGTATGCGGACGTTGATGAAGAGGAAGAGGAGTATGGAGATACGACAGATTATAAATGACGTCCTTCATCAATATTATGTTGTAGAGCGTGGTATGCCTATTCCTAGATGGAAAAGTAATACCGATCCACAGTGGTGGATAGATTATCTTGCATCATTAAAAGATGGTAGTAGTACACAGCGTTAACATAATGGTGCTAATACTTGTCATTTCTGTGACAATACTGATTGCCTATATAATGAAGTATGCGTATCAGGAGATGAATGATGGGAGCGATGACACCTCCAAGTCGGAAGAGTTGCTATAACTTCAGAGTTGTCGAAATCAATCGTGTAGTTGATGGAGATACAATCGACGTAACTATAGACTTAGGTTTTGATCTCAGCAAAAAAGAAAGGGTGCGTGTAGCAGGAGTTGATACTCCTGAGAAAAGGACAAGAGACCTAGAGGAGAAAGCACTTGGAATTGATGCGACGAACTGGCTTAAAGAAAAGCTTGAAGGAGCGATTGACGGTGAAGATGATCTTGTCATTAGGACTGAGCTCGTTGGTGGTATGGGCAAGTATGGTCGTCTTCTTGGCTGGCTTTATATTGGGGATTCAACTGTGTCTCTCAATGAGCAGATGATTGACGAAGGATACGCTTGGTGCTATGATGGAGGGACAAAAAACAAAGACTTCGAGTCTCTTCGTGAGATTCGTAGATCACATGGCACACTACTAGAAGGATGAGAGACAAAATGATTGATGCCTTGCTGCAACATGCCAAGGGTCAAATACATAAACATAAAATGAATGTTGAGGTTTACCTTACAAACCCAGTGGGTATTGGTGAGCATCCAGATGTGATGGAAGCAATCGAAAAAGAATTAGATATGATTGCACATTATCATGATCAGATAGAAGTCATCTCTACTTACATTGAATAATGCAGATAGAAGAATTAGAAGAAGGTGATTGGTATTGCTCCATGAATATGGGGATAGAGGAGGTAAGGTATCTCTATGCTTTTTTTAAGAAAGCAAAGGGTGAGACTCCTGATGAAAAAGATTATATAGAGATGATGAGAAAAAGATTATTTGCAATGATGGCAGAATTCGCATTAACGGAGTTATGAGTCAACAGGAGATATATCTAGGCAATCCTAATCTGAAGAGGGCAAATGTTGCACAAAACTTTACCGCTGAGGAAGTAGAGGAGTTTGTCAAGTGTAGTAAAGATCCTGTTTATTTTATTACTAACTACATCAAGATCATCTCTCTTGATGAAGGTCTCGTGCCTTTTGAGTTGTATCCGTTTCAAGCGGATATGGTCAACAAGTTTCACGACAATAGATTTAATATTGCAAAACTACCACGACAGTCAGGTAAGTCAACAGTTGTTACTGCCTATCTGTTGTGGTATTCTATTTTTAACGACAACGTAAACGTAGCAATCCTTGCTAACAAGGCAGCGACTGCTCGTGAGATGTTACAACGTCTCCAACTATCATATGAAAACCTCCCCAAATGGCTCCAAC